CCCACGCCGCCTGGCGAACCCTTGATGGCATTCGCCTTGGCGGCGTGGGCGCACTTTTTTCAGAGTTTCGAATTTGGGAGACCGCGATGCAGCGGAGAATCGTAGAGCCTGCGGCCCTTGGCAATGAGGCACTCAATGAACTCAAGGCCTGGCTCGGTATCACCCGCTCTGGCGAGGACGAACTTCTCGTCGATCTGCTGCGCTCGAGCCTTGCCACCTGCGAAGCCTTTACAGGTCAGGCCCCTCTGTCGCAGCTGATCGAGGAGAGGGTGCCTGCCTGCGCCGGAGTTTACACCCTCGCCTCGGGTCCGGTCGCCTCATTCGCCGTCGCCGAAATCGTCCTGCAGAACGGCATTCGCAATTTGATCGATCCTTCGCTCTACGAGGCCGAGATTGGAGTGGACAGCCACCTGAGCTTCCGTTTGATGGAAGATCTCGAAGGCCAGGTGGTGGCGGTGAGAGTACGTGCGGGCATGACCGCGGTTTGGGACGAGATCCCCGCTCCTCTTCGCCACGGGATCATTCGACTGTGCGCGCACTATTATCGCGACCGCGATCGGCCAGCGAGCGACAGACAGCCTGCCTCGCCGCCGGCGAGTATCAGCGCTCTATGGCGCCCGTTCCAGCAGTTGCGCCTCGCATGATCGAGACCTCCATTCGTAGCGACATCCTGCTGCGACGACTCAAGCTACGCGGGCAAATGATTGCCGAGCGTCACTTGGCTTTCGCCAAGTCCAACCGCGCGCAGCGCGGACCCAACTGGCATTCGGCCGCATCCCTGTGGCCCGAAACACAAGGGGACTGATCGATGGAAAATTCGCTGCGCGCCGAGCTGATAGACTGGCTTCGCGCTGATCCCGAACTTGCCGACATCAACGCGATCGAGGAAGAGGCGCCGGTTGCCGCAAGCGCTCCTTGGCTCGGAATTGCGGCCAGTGCTTCGACCGACTGGGGAACCAAAGATCGGCCGGGACGCGAGGTTCGCGTCGCGCTCGAGCTGGAAAGCCGACGCGACGAGCCGGATGCCGATGCCGCCCTTCTCGGCGCGATCGAGCGCCGCGTCCTCGGCTTGCCTCCATTCCATACCGGCTTCGAACTCGCCTCCATCCGCTTCCTTCGAGCGAGAAGCGAAGAGCGCGGCGCCAATTTGCGCGGCGCGCTGCTCGAATTTCGCTTCCGGATCTTCGCACCCCTTCCCTGAACCAACGACAATCGGAGAAACATCATGCCAGCGCAGAACGGCTCTGCCTTCCTCCTCAAGATCGGCGATGGCGGATCGCCACTCGCCTACGAAACCGTCGCCGGGATGCGCACCACCCAGATGACAATCAACGGCGATCCTGTCGCCATCACGCACAAGCAATCAGAAGGGTGGCGGGATCTTCTTTCTGGTGCGGGCACACGCTCGGTTTCAGTAAGCGCGGCGGGAATTTTCCTCGGCAGCGGCGCGGAAAGCGCGATCAGGGCGCACGCGCTTGCCGGCACGCTCGATGAGTATGAGCTCTCTTTCGAAGACGGCGAACGCCTGCAAGGGCGCTTCCTGGTCCAACGGCTCGATTATTCCGGCGATTTCAACGGTGAGCGCAATTATACGATTCAGCTCGAAAGCTCCGGACCGGTCATTCCTGCATGACGAGGCCCGCCAACACAATGCGTGGTGAGTGCGAGTTCGTCATCGGCCCCGACGCCCATATCTTGCGGCCCAGTTTCGAACGGCTGGTTGCTGTCGAAGAAGAGATCGGGTCGCTTTTCGCCTTGGTCGAACGCGCCTCGGAAGGGGCTCTCACCTTGGCCGAAGTCACCGCTCTCATCTGGCACTGCATCGACAGCGAGCAGCGCCCTTCGCGTAGCGAGGTGGGTGCGGCTGTCTTAGAGCGCGGGCTGGTGAATGCGACGCAGCCGGTGCGGGCCATTCTGGGCCAGGTCCTGCAAGGCCGACCGTGAACGAGCAAGGCCTGCGCGCGCACCTTCCTTCCTGGTGCGCGCTGGCTGCGCAGGTGCTGGGGTGGCGACCGGGCGAGTTTTGGCAAGCAACGCCGAGCGAGCTCGCTGCAGCGATTGGCGACCCCACCGCGCCTCTCATCGCGCAGGGCCCCACACGCCACGAAATCGACGAAATGATGGAGCGCGAAAGCAATGGATGACGGTTTTGAAGAGCTCGTGATCGACGTTCGAGCCACCACCGACGGCTTTAATGCCGACCTTGAAACCATGCGCGGCGCGCTCGATTCCTCGCTCGTCTCGGGGTTTAACAAGGCCGGTAGCGTGCTGGAACGCGGTCTGGTTTCGGCCATCCGGCGCGGCTCCGTCGGTTTCGACGATTTACGCAAGGTCGCATTCAGTACGATGGATTCGATCGCGTCGCGAGCGATAAGCTCCGGCATCGGTTCGATCCTTGGCAATAGCGGTGCGACATCAGGCCTTACCGGCCTTGTCGGCCAATCGCTTGGCGCGCTTCTGGGCCTTCCTGGCCGTGCGACTGGAGGGCCGGTTGCGCCTGGTCGAGGGTATCTCGTGGGCGAGAATGGTCCTGAACTTTTCGTGCCGACGAGCTCTGGCAAGATCGCGCCGAATCAATCGGCATCGGCAACCCCACGCGATGTGCGGGTTGCCATCCAACTTTCTTCGCCAAGCGGCACCGCAGCACCTGCAGCCCTACAACGCTCCTCGCGGCAGGTCGCAAGCGCCGTCCGCCGGGCCCTTTCCGAACGCTGAGGCGGGATTAGACCAATGGCATTTTATCTCGCGCGCGAACGGCGCGGCCAGGAATCGAGCTTCATCCAGCGTTTCGATCCGCGCTTTTGGAGGGTCAATTTTCCGCGCCCTGCGATGGCTTCGGTTATCACGACCGGTCCAAACTCAATGCAGATCGACATCGAGCTGCATCACGAGGGTGAGTTGGTCGGGCTGATCTGGGATAGTGCGGACGATATCGATCATCCTTTGCTCGCTTATGAAACTCAGCGCGACTACTCGAATACGACACTGTCGTTCCGTTGGCAGTCCGAAGGGGTCATCCCGCTCGATCAGGTCAATGGGCCGACCCTCACAATCGAGGGTCGCGATGCGGATGGCACACCGCAAGTCTGGTTGGTACGGTTGTGGAACTATGCGCAAGGTTCGCCAACCGACGCGCAAATCACTATTCCATTTTCGACCCTAGAGAGCGGGTTCACCTTACCGGGAACCCCGGTCCATCCGGCCGACATCGATCGCCTGTTCATATCGATGGTCGCCCCCCAATATGCGTCTGGCAGCGACACTCCTCTTTCGGAGAGTTTCAACGGTCGCGTGACGATGTCCGAAATCATCGCCGACGGGCGGTTTTCGATGTTGGAAGTCGGCGATGTTCGCTTACCTGTTCACGGCGAACGGCTGGCCACCGCATACGACGACGCCTACGATCAGTCGCCTGCACGTATCCTGCGAAACCTCGTCGGCCTCGGTTACCGCGACGACCTCGTCCATTACGTAGGCATGAGCCACTTCATGCAGCTCGCGCGCCAGGACGGGCTCCTTCACGTCGTGTCCGAAGGGGCGTTGTGTCAGCCGGCAATCGAATGGCACCAGAACTTCTTTGCTCTCGCGCGGGAGAACGACCTCGAGGTGATTGCCTCGATCTCCTACGAGCTTTTCGATGCCTTTTGCCCCGAAGCCTGGAAACAGCGCACTACGAGCGGCGCGCCTGCGCTAACCGGGTGGGTGCCACCTTCTACACTGCTTTCTCCGGTTCAGCCCGATGCGATGGCGTGGCTCCAATCGTGTACCTGCATCTTTGTTGGCCTTCTCGAAGGCGCAAGCCAACCGGTCCGCGTGCAGATCGGCGAACCGTGGTGGTGGACCTTCGCGAATGGCGAAATCTGCCTATACGATGATGCGGCCCGTGCAGCTTTCGGAGGCAACCCTCCGGAGATAACCGATATGCGGGCGGCCCTGAGTGCTGCGGAGCTTGCGCTTCTGGATCAGGCAGGGGATCTCTTGGCTCAGTCGACCGCGGATCTCACGGCCAGCATCCGTGCCGCTGCTTCGTCACCAGCCGAGGTGCTCCTGCTCGCCTTCACCCCGACCATCCTCGATGACGGGATGCCCGAACTTTACCGCGCAAACCTACCGATCGGCTGGGCTCGCCCTGCCTTCGACCGGCTGCAGGTCGAGGATTATGACTGGCTGACCGGAGGCGCCGATGCCCTGCGCCGCGCAGCATACACCTTCGTCGATGACCGCCTGCAATACCCTAAGAACGAGCAGGATTACTTCGCAGGCTTCGTGCTCCTCCCCGAAGATGCCGAGCTCTTCTGGGCGCGCATCGATGGTGGCATCGACGAAGCGATCCAGAGAGAAATCCCTCGCCGCTATGTCTGGGCGCAGCCTCAGGTCAATCGCGACGGTTACACCCGCCTTCCGTCTTTAGGAGAGGATGCCATGGAAGCCTTTGATGATGTTCTCTACCCCTTTGCGCTCGGACGCTCGACCTCGGTCGCTCCCGAGTTTTCGACCACGATCTCGGTCACCGCATCGGGCCACGAGCGGCGCAATTCACTATGGTCGGACGCGCGGGTACATTTCGATGTCGGACCCGGCATCCGTTCCGAAAACGAGCTTTCCGAGCTGATAGCTTTTTTCCGCGCCCGACGCGGACCGGCGCGCGGCTTTCGTATCAGCGATCCATTCGACCACAGTTCCAACGGAATGACCGGAACGCCAACAATGACTGATCAGCTTGTTGGAACTGGGGACGGCCTGACAGCGGATTTCCAGCTCACCAAGGCCTACGGCTCCGCGCCAGAACCGCAGGTCAGACCGATCACCCGCCCGCGAAGTTCCACGCTCGTCGTCAGCGTCAATGGCGCGAGTTCGCTGGACTGGACGCTGGGCGACAAGGGCACGATCAGATTTACCGAAGCGCCGCCACTTGGCGCGGAGATCAAAGCGGGCTTCCTGTTCGATGTCCCCGTGCGCTTCGCTGAGGACCGGATCGATATCTCCTGTGTGAATTTCGAAGCAGGCGAAGCGCCAAGCGTTCCATTGATCGAATTGCGGGAAGAAATCTGATGCGCGTCTTCTTTTCCAACGAGCTTGATACCGTTGCCACATTCTGGCGCGTTTTCAGGCGCGATGGCATCGCATTCGGCTTCACCAGCCATGACCGCGATCTGACTTTCGCAGGCATCACTCACCGTGCGGCCCCTGGAATGGTGCCGACAGCGATACGTTTGACTGCGGACCTGTCCGAAG